CGAAGCAATAGCGCAAAAAGAGCGCGATGTCATCACCAGGCAGGCTGCCGAGTACGACGCGCAACAGAAGAAGTTGCAAGAAGAGGCCGCTGCTGAAGCGCTGAGATTGAAGGCCGAGCAGGCGGCGCTTGAACAGCAGCGTGTTGAAACCGAGCAGCAAGCGGCTCTGGTCAAAGAACAAGCACGCACCGAGTTTGAAGGTGTGCAGCGTGAAGGGGCTGAACGTGAGGCTGGCCGCAAACGCGCCGCCAGATCCGCAACGGCCAGGCCGCTGCTTATGGGTGCTGCGCCAAACGGCGGCCAACAAGCGCTGGGCTATGGCGGCAGCATGGGTGGTGGCGGCACACTGGGATCAACACAAACACTGGGAGTTGGATGATGGAAATGAAGGACAAGATGCAGCAAGAGGTGGCCAAGGTCATGCGCGAGTACAAGGCTGGCAAGCTCAATAGCTCAAGTGGCGACAAGGTCACCAACCAGAAGCAGGCCGTGGCCATTGCAATGAGCGAAGCCGACAAGCTCAAGAAAGGCAAATGATGGCAACCCGCCGCAGCATGATCGATGACGTTGAGGTTGAAGAGGAGGTCTATGCCTGCCCCATCGCAACACGCGACTTGGCAGCAAACCTCAAGGCTCGCAACTTTGCGTTTGAGAACTACGGCTATGGCCCGGCCAATCCCAACGACACAAAAAACAATCGCGGCTTTTGGCTGAAGAAGGCCACCATGCTCAACACCAGCGTGATGGAGGCCATGGGCATGCGCTGCGGCAATTGCGCGGCATTCATTCAAACCAGCCAGATGCTGGAATGCATCAAGGCTGGCATCGAGGCCAAGGATCCACGGCAAGAGGCTGGATACGATGAAGACGTGATCGAGGCTGCTGGCCTGGGTTACTGCGAGCTGCTGCACTTCAAGTGCGCCGACACGCGCACCTGTGACGCATGGTTGGTCGGTGGCCCCATCACTGACAAAAAGGAAGAAGAAAATGGCGACGACTGAAGCACCAGGCGGCATGCGCCTGACCCCAGAACAAATCTTGAAGCGCCAGCAAATGGCGCAGACCAAGAAGGATGAGTTTCAACAGCTCTACCAAGATGCCTACGAGTTTGCCCTGCCCCAGCGCCAGCTCTATGGCGTGTGGGAAGGCGGCGCTACCGGCTCCAAGAAGATGCAGCGCGTGTTCGACTCGACTGCTATCAACTCTACCCAGCGCTTTGCCAACCGCTTGCAGTCTGTGGTGTTCCCGCCCCAGCGCAAGTGGGCCAAGCTGGAGGCTGGCTCGGACATCCCGCCAGAGCGCAGGCAGCAGGCCCAGGCCGTGCTTGAGGTCTATCAGGAAAAGATGTTCACCATGCTCAACCAGAGCAACTTTGACATCGCCATGGGCGAGTTCTTGCTGGATCTGGCCGTGGGCACCGCCTGCATGATGGTGCAGCCGGGCGATGATGTATCCCCGCTCAACTTCATCCCCGTGCCGCTGTTCTTGGTGAGCTATGAGGAGGGTGCCAATGGCCAGGTGGACAATGTCTACCGCCGCATGCGCATGAAGGGTGAGTCTATTCAGCGCCAGTGGCCAGATGCCAAGATCCAAGATGACTTGGCTCGGCGTATTGAGCAAAAGCCAACCGATGACATCGAGCTGCTTGAGGCCACCATCTATGACTACAAGCGTGGCGACTATTGCTACCATGTGATCGACAAGGCCTCCAAGCAGGAGCTGGTCTATCGCCGCCGCAAGATGAGCCCGTGGGTGATCAGCCGGTACATGAAGGTGGCCGGTGAGATCTATGGCCGTGGGCCGCTGATGACCGCCCTGCCAGACATCAAGACGCTGAACAAGGTCAAGGAGTTGCTGCTCAAAAACGCATCCTTGGCCGTGGCCGGTGTATATACAGCAGCAGATGATGGCGTGCTTAATCCCAATACGGTCAAGATCGTGCCGGGTGCCATCATTCCGGTGGCCAGAAATGGCGGCACGCAAGGCCCAGCCCTGCTGGCCCTGCCCCGCTCGGGCGACTTCAACATCAGCCAGTTGGTGATCAACGACCTGTCAGGCAGCATCAAGCGCATCCTGCTGGATGAGTCGCTGCCGCCCGACAACATGAGCGCCCGGTCGGCCACCGAGATCGTTGAGCGCATGAAAGAGCTGGCCCAAAACCTGGGCTCTGCCTTTGGCCGACTGATCAACGAGACCATGATTCCGGTCACCGCCAAGATCCTTGAGGTCATGGATGAGCGCGGCCTGATTGACATGCCCCTGCGAGTCAATGGGCTGGAGGTCAAGGTCACGCCTGTCGCCCCGCTGGCCATGGCACAAAACATGGAAGAGGTCAATTCGATCATGCAGTACATGCAAATCGCCCAGAGTTTGGGCACCGATGGCCAGCTTGTGATCAAGACCGATGTGCTGGTGGACTACCTGGCCGACAAGCTGGGCGTGCCTGCCTCTGTGCGCAACACCGCCGCCGAGCGTGCAGTGCTCATGGAAGAGATGCGCAACCAGCAGCAGCAGCAAGCTATGGCGCAGGCCATGGCCATGCAGGCCCAAGCCGGTGGCGGGATGCAAGCGCTGCCAGCCCCTGAAGGGATGCCAGCATGAGCTGGGATGAGTTAGATGCCATTGGCCAGCCCAGCGACATACGCGAGGTTGACCAAAAGCGCGAGGATCTGGTCAAGCTGACTCTGCGGGTGTTCGGGTCAGAGGATGGCCAGAAGCTGCTTGAGTGGCTCAAAGACATGTATGTGAATGTGCCCATCGCCGTGCCGGGCACAGATTCCTCGCACGCCTACTTTGCCGAAGGGCAGAGGTCGGTGGTGAGGGACATTGAGGTACGGATCAACACAGCAAGGAAACTATGAGCGACACAGCAACCGTTGAGCCCGGTGCAACCGGCCTACTTGACAATGTGCAAGTGAATGACGAAGCCAAGCCAGAGAACCCGCAAAACACCGAAATCAGCCACAAGGCTGCGGATCCCAGCGCTCCAGAGCCCGAGGATCCATTAGAGCGGCCAGACTTCTGGCCCGAGAACTTCTGGAAGAAGGACTCCAACGAGCCCGACCTAGAAGGCATTGCCAAGAGCTGGTCAGATCTGCGCAAGCAAATCAGCCAGGGTAAACACAAAGCACCCACAGACGGCAAATACGACCTCAAGGCCTTTGGCGAAGAGGCAGACACCAACCCCATCGCCACGACCCTGTCTGGCTGGGCCAAGGAGAACGGCCTGTCTCAAGCCGCCTTTGATGACTTGGTCGGCAACTTGCAGACCCAAGCCAAAGAGCTGATGTCTGGCGACATGGTTGACCCTGCCGCCGAGATGAAGCAGCTTGGCCCAAAGGGTGGCGCTATCGTCAACGGCATGGTGGATTGGGCTCGCGGCCTGGTCAACAAGGGTGTCTGGTCAAAGGATGACTTTGAAGAGTTCAAGATCATGGGCGGCACCGCCCGTGGCATCACAGCCCTGATGAAGGTGCGTGAGGCCTACGAAGGCCGGGTGCCAATTGAGTCTGCCCAGCTTGAGGGTGCCCCCAGCCAAGAGGAACTGTACGCCATGGTCGGGGATCCACGCTACAAGACAGATGCTGCGTATCGGCAAAAAGTTGAACGGATGTTCGGCCAGTACGCCAAATAGATCGGGGCACTCCACCCCGTCTGCCGCAAGGCAGTTGCCTTGACCCAGCTTCGGCTGGGTCTTTTTTGTACAACAGTCAATAGCCCCTGTTGCATTGTTGCAAAAAAGTCATACAATCTCGCCAAGGCCCACCGAGCAATCGACCCTTACCGCTGCGGATGCAGACGATTGGCTGGCGCAACCAGCAAGCACAGACCCGGATTACCGGCCCACCAGCGCGACAAACCCTGATCAACAACCAAATGAGGTATCAAAATGAGCGTTTCTCTTTCAAACGCCTTTGTGACACTATTTGACGCAGAGGTTAAGCAGGCATACCAAGGCAAAGCAATGCTGGTAGCTGCTGTTCGTCAGCGCCGAGGTGTCGAAGGCTCCACTGTCAAGTTCCCTAAAGTCGGTCGCGGAGTAGCTACTGCTCGCGTCACTCAGACCGATGTCACCCCAATGAATGTTGGGTTCTCCACTGTCACTTGCACATTGTCTGACTTCAATGCAGCCGAATACAGCGATGTGTTCAGCCAGCAAAAAGTCAACTTTGACGAGCGCTCTGAGCTTGTGCAAGTTGTCGGTAACGCAATCGGTCGCCGCCAGGATCAACTGATCCTTGATGCACTGATCGCTGCCAGCAGCACGGGCACCGTGGCAAATTCAATTGGTGGTTCAAACACCAACATGAATATTTCCAAGCTGCGTGAAGCCGCAAAGATCTTGAACACCAAGAATGTGCCAGCCGAAGGTCGCAACATCATCATCCACGCCAATTCTTTGGCATCGATGCTTGAGCAGACTTCCGTTACAAGCTCGGACTTCAACAGTGTTAAAGCTCTGGTTCAAGGTGAGATCAACCAATTCATGGGCTTTACATTCCATGTGCTGGGTGACCGCACTGAAGGTGGCTTGCCCATCGATGCTTCCAGTGACCGCACTCTGTTCGCATTCCACAAGGATGCGATTGGCTATGCAGAAGGTATCGCTCCAAAGACCGAGATCAACTACATCCCAGAGAAGACCAGCTATCTTGTCAATGCCCTGTTTAGCGCAGGCGCAATTGCCATCGATAGTGAAGGTATTGTAAAAATCACCGCCCGCGACACAGCGGCAGCGGCTTAATAGGAGGTCACAAAATGGCTTTTTCTAGCACTGGTCTTGTGACCGTTTGCGCTTCCAAATCTGGAAACGCGCCCAACATGTATCTGTATAAGACAACAGATACTCAAGCCACAGTTAACACTGTGAGCTACTTTGACAGCATTGCATCGCTGTTAAATGTGGGTGACATTATTTTTGTCTATGACGCTACTACACCAAGTTTGGTGTTGACTTATGTCAATGCTGTTTCCTCGGCTGGTGTGGTTGACATCGCTGACGGAACTACCGTGAGCGCAACTGACACCGACTAATCGGTGTTCAGTCAACTGGGCCATCTTCTGGGGATTCTCGGAGGATGGCCTTTCTTACATTGAGGGGTTCAAATGGCTGCTGGTGACACTGGTGTTTCGATCTGCTCTGATGCCCTCCTCCTGATCGGGGCGAAGGCAATATCGTCTTTTAATGACGGCACAGATGAGTCGAGTGTTTGCGACCGCCTGTATCCCGACATCCGTGATTCCACCCTGGTCATGTACCCGTGGACATTTGGCATGAAGAAGGTGCAGCTAGCACGGCTGATCACCACCCCAAACAGCGTATGGCTGTACGAATATCAACTGCCGGGTGACCGACTCGCCAGCCCCCGCGCCGTCTATGAGACCGCGCAGCCAGGCGCTCGCCCACGGCAGGATTGGGAGATCCAGGGCGACAAGCTCCTGACGAATCAGCCCGAAGTCTTCATTGACTACCAATACAGCGTGCCAGAGTTTGCGATGCCGCAATACTTTGTGCAATTGCTCAAGTACATGATTGCATGGCACATTGCCGAGACCGTGACCGAGCAGCAAGACAAGGCCAACAAGTGGCAGCGCGTGGCCACAGGCGACATCAGCGAGAATGGCCGTGGCGGCTACTTCCGCACTGCTGCCCAGATCGATGGCCAGAACAATCCCGTGCGTGTCATTGAAGACTACAGCCTGATTGCAGTGAGGAACTGATGCCACGCTTTGTCGAGTTCACCACCAACTTTGCAACCGGCGAGCTTGACCCGCTGCTGCGTGCGCGGGTAGACCTGGCTGCGTACAACAACGCCTTGGCCAAAGCCACCAATGTGCTGATCCAGCCCCAAGGCGGTCTGCGCCGCAGGCCAGGCACCAAGCACATTTTTGAGCTGCCAAACAGCAGCACCCCAAGCGCTGGCAATGGCGTGCGGCTGGTGTCTTTCCAGTTCTCAGTCACTGATAGCTACATGTTGTGCTTTACCCACAACCGCATGCATGTCATCAAAAATGGCGTGGTGCAGGCCAACATCAATGGCACCGGCAACAGCTACTTGACCACCACAATTGGCAGCGACATTGTTGACGATATGTGCTGGACTCAGTCTGCCGATACATTGATCGTGGTGCATCCTGACTTACAGCCTGTGCGAATCACCAGGACAAGTGATACAGCATGGCAAGTTGCATCTATCAATTTTGATTCAATACCAAAATATGCTTTTGAACTTGATTCACACATTCGCACAACAAGTACATTGGCGTTGACGGCTGTTTCTGGAAATGTGGAGTTAACTGCTACAAACACCAACCATACTACCGGCACGGCGCAGGCGGCGACTTCCAGTACTATTACTTTAAAGTCGGCATCAAGTTCTGTCGATGATATTTATGTTGGCATGTTTATTGAAATCACATCTGGAACTGGTGTTGGACAGACACGCTTATGCGAAGACTACGACGGCACAACCAAGGTTTTGACAGTTCATCCTGCTTGGGTGACAACACCAAACAGCGCCAGCCAATATGAAATTTCATCTTTTAAGGCGGCGGCGGTAAACCAATATATAAATGCGCAGCCTCAAGGGCGTGCCCGAATTGTTGAAGTGTTGACAGACACTAAAGTTAGGGCTGTTGTTGAATACCCGTTTTTTTCAACTTCTACCATTGATCAGGGCAAATGGGAAATTGAACATGGTTATGAAGATGTCTGGTCGAGCACCAAGGGCTGGCCACGCACAGTGACTTTCCACGAAGGCAGGCTCTACTTTGGCGGCAGCAAGTCTCGGCCATCCACAATCTGGGGCTCCAAGATCGGCCTGTTCTTTGACTTTGTGCCGAGCGAGTCGCTGGATGATGATGCGGTCGAGGCCACGCTGGACACCAACGACCTTAATGTCATCACCGACATCATCTCTGGGCGTGACTTCCAAGTGTTCAGCACTGGCGGCGAGTTCTTCATTCCGCAAGCTGGATCTGATCCGGTCACGCCGCTGACCTTCACATTCAAGAATGTGAGTCGCAATGGCATCAAGCCTGGCACCCGAGTGCAGTCGGTGGACTCTGGCTCGATCTACATCCAGCGCCAGGGCAAGTCGCTCAACGAGTTCATCTTCAACGACACTCAGTTGACCTACATCACCCAGCGCATCTCGCTGCTGTCCGGGCACTTACTCAAGGGGCCGCAGCGGGTTGCCCTGCGCAAGGCATCCAGCACCGAAGAGGCTGATCTGCTGTTGATGACAAACACCGATGACGGCAGCATTGCTGCCTTCAGCATCATGCGCAGCCAGCAAGTAACCAGCCCCAGCGAGTTCACCACCGATGGCCGGTTCATTGATGTGGGCGTGGATGTTAATACGATCTATGCGGTGACCAAGCGAACATTCAACAGCGTTGACAGGTACTTCATTGAAATGTTTGGCTACGAGTACTTCACCGACTGTGCGTTTGTCGGCGGTGCAGCCGCCAGCGCCAGCAGCCTGCCCCATGTGGCCAAGGCGCTGAATGTGATTACAGACGGCTCACCGCAAGGCAATGAGACTGTGAGCGGCGGCGGCTCGGTAACCTTTGACAGGGCCAGCACCACCAGCTACGAGGTCGGCCTGCCCATCAGCGTGTTTGTCAAGACCATGCCTGCCGAGGTCAAGCTACAGACCGGCAGTCGGGTGTCGTTTAAAAAGCGCATTGTGGAGATCAGCGCTGTGGTCAATGAGACCCAGAACCTGATCATCAACAACCAGCCGGTGGCTTTCCGCTTGTTTGACAACCCGCTGCTGGATGATCCCGTGCCAGAGTTCACCGGGATCAAGCGCGTGAATGGGGTGCTTGGCTACAGCCGCGAGCAGTCTATTGAGCTGTCCCAAGATCTGCCGCTCAAGATGAATTTGCTCGGCTTGGACTATCGAGTGGCTGTTTTCTCAGGGACATGACATGGCAATAACACCTGGACAAATGTCAGGAATCGCAGGAGCTATTGGAGCTTATGGCGCAGCCGAGGCTCAAAAGGCTGCGGCAATAAACCAGCAGACCAGCTACTTGCTGCAAGCCCGAGACACGCTAATGGTGGCCGAGGTGCGTGCCGACATGAGCGAGCAGTACGCCACCATCCAAGCTGGCCGCACGGTCAAGAAGGCTGAGATCGAGGCGCAGAACTACCAGATCGCTGGCAACACCCTGCTCAAGAACATGCGTGCCACCAATGCCTCTATGCGAGCTCGGGCTGCTGCCAGTGGCGTGGTGGTGGGCGAGGGCTCTGTGGCTGCTGTGCAGCGCGAGAATGTGGCCGCAACAATGCGCGATGTTGGGATCTCCGACCTCAACGCCCTAACCGCCAGGGTATTGGGCTTTGAGGATGCCAGCGCCATGCTGCAATCAACCGATTACCAGAACATGCTGAACCTGTACAGCGCACGCAGCCAGGCTGGCCAGCTTGATTTTGCTGGTTCTACTGCTCGCAGGACGGGTGGCATCTTGGCCGAGGCAACGCTGGCCAAGGCAGGCATTGATTACTTGAAGGTGAAATAAGCATGGCCACCCAACGAATCGAATCAGGTCAGATGCAAATTCGCTCGGTCGGCAGCGTGCCCATGGTACAGGCCCAGCAGCAGTCGGTGGACTACATTGGCCCACGGGTGGCGGCTCAAGGCGCTGGCCAGCTTGCCCAGGTTCTTGACCGCATGAGTGCCAGTGCATTTCAGACTGCTGGCACATTGCGCCAGCAAGAAGGCTTGCAATATGTTGCAAGCAACCCGCCTTCAGCAGAACAGCTTGAGGCTGCAAAAAACGGCGTGACGATTGGCCTTGGCGGTCGGGGTGAAACATCTTCAATTGGCAGCACCGGCTCGCTCAACATTTTTGACCAAGCCGTGGCCAAGGCTCGCAGCTTGGAGCTGTCAAGCCATTTTGAAATTGAAGGCCGCAACGAGCTCAACAAATTGTTGGTTGGTGTAGAAAACGGCAGCGTCACATCAGAGCAGGTCGGTGCCAAGATTAAAGCCATGTCAGACGGTTTCTTTCCTAAAGCGCTGGCAAACAGTGACCCAGAAGCCTCAATCAAGTTCCGCGCAACCATGGCCACGCACGGCAACACTGTGCTCAATGCCGCCTACAAGGCCGAGCTAGAAAGAGCCAAAAACCAACGCATTGCCAAGTTTGACTCTGACTTTGACAACAGTATCAGATTGCTGGAAGAAACGGTATCGCAAGGCAGCTTTACAGACTCAACCGGCCAGGTGCGTTCTGTTGACGAGCTCGCGGATGTGTTCCGCAAGAATGTGTTGACTCAATCCCTGCTGCTTGGCGACAAGGCTTTGCAGACCGGCTACAGCACTAAGTTTGAGGTGGCACTGCGCACGGCAAAGGTCAACGCTGTGACCAAGGCGCTGATGTCTGATGCCAACATGGCTGACCCAGAAAAGACGCTGGCCAAGCTAAAGGCTGGCGACCTGGGCAACATGAGCCCGGTGCTGCAATCCATGATCACCAATGACTTTGAGTCGGTGGCCAAGGTGACTGCCAACTTCATGGTGGCCGTCAATCAGCGCAAGTCGATCAAGGATGCCAAGATAGCAGATGACAAGCGAGTTGCCGAGGGTCAAGCCATCAACCTGTTGGAGCAAATCTTTCCACTGCCAGAGAACAGCCCCAAGCGCAAGGCGCTGATTACCGAGCTGATCGCTTTGCCTCCCGGCTCGGTAGCGCCTGGCATGCTCAAGGATTTGCTGGAGCCAAAGCCAGCTAAAGAAGCTGAATCCAACCAGGGCATTCTTTTTAATCTGATTGATGGCATCTACAACAACACCATTACTGACTCATCTCAGATCAAGGCATTGGTTGGCAAAGGCATCACCG